CCTATATCTACTTTCTTTAAAAATCTTGCTAAATTATCAGGTATCTCTTTTCCTCGCATAACATTACCTGCTCCCTTTTGAAGAATTGTTTCAAAAGTTTTTTTAAACTGATTATATTTAGGACTTTCAATATTTAGTTCTAAACCAATTTTTCCATTTACAGTATTAATAATTTTATTTTTTGTAGCTTGAACATCAAAAGATTCTCCTTCTTTAATTGTTTTATTATATGCGTCAATTAAAGCATCATAGGTATCCACTCCCTTTACAGGTTTTTGTCCCTCTGTATATGGAACTTTTTGTAAAAGTTCAAACCCAAACATTAATGTTTGAACTTGTTTTTTTACTACTCTTATGTCTGCTACTGTTTTAACACCAATCTTTTTTAAATTAGCGATTTGAGTGGGTCCAACTTGTTCAAAATTTTCAAGTTTTGTATTTCCATGAGGAGTAAAATTCTCAGAAAAAGCAGATATTGAATCTTCTAATTTTTGATAACCTTGTGCTACTAAAGCAAGTTGAACACTAATAGGAGTTACGGTTAAGTGACCCATTTGTTGACCTGTTCCTGAACCATCAACTAATTTAAATAAATCTTTACAGTGATTAGAAAGCTCATTATAAGCACTATATACCATTTTTCCACCTCGGAATCTTTGCATACTTTTATTTTGTGCTGTACCTTCAATTTGTATAGGTTCTCCTGAGTCTTGTGCTCTTTTTAAAACTTCTTCTGCTCCAGCTTTACTCCTTTCATCAAATTCTCCTATTTCTGAAAACTGATTAACTATACCTGGTAATACTTTATTTAGTGTTTTTATATTTGCCACTACTTTAAATCCTTTTTCCATAACTCGATTTAAATTTACAAAATGTTTTGTAGCTCTATCTAAAGTTGGTCTTACCGCTGTAGCAGTTAAATCCGATAATCTTTCTTCAAGTTCTTCAATTAATTCACTTGTTGTTAAGGCATTAACAGGTTGTCCTTGAGAATTTACATTTGAAAGTTTTGCTTTTACTTTTCTTCTACGTTTATCAGACATTATTTATACAGTTTATAGAAATCAAGAATCCTTTTTATGTGGTCAGGAAACCCAATGTTTTCTCTTAGGCTGGTAGTAACTTGGTTACTAATCTGAGCTCCACTTATAGAAAGTCTTTCTTTTCTTTCATCTTTTAAGTAATATTTTACTAAGTCAAAAAGTGCTAGTTTTAAATCTCCAGGAGTACTTGCGTATCCTGCTCTATAAACTACTTTTACTGCTTTTCTTCCTTTTGGAAAAGCTTTATCAGTAGTATCTTCAGTTCTAAAAATAGTATCGGTTTCTTCATCTACAGTATATTCATATTTGCCACTACCATCAGAATTTTCGGATATGAGGGTCACATATGCACTGGCTTGTCCATCTCTTTCTTGGACTGAAGTTATACTTACTATTGGACTTTCATCTAGCATTATTGCAGTAGTATGATTATCTTTTATATCGAAGAACTCCGTTTTAGCAGAGCTATAAAAGTCTACAAACGAAGTTCCACAATATGATTTTACGGCTTGGCTCACAGACGGAATGATAACATTCAATTTCGCATCTTCCGACACGCCATTGAGCCCAGCAAAATCTTTGTACTGTGCTAATGTTATCAAATTTGTTCCGCCTTGTGATACTGCCATAATTATAAGTGAGGGGATAAGGCTCCCCTCGAGCCATATCAATCTATTAGTTAGATTTGTATTTAAGAGCTTGTACTGAGTCAGCACCATCGATTAGGTCTAAGAAACCTATTCTTTGAGAAGCCACTAGGACTCTTCTTTGGTTTGCGACATCGTAGTCAGATTCTACTGTAACACCTCTTAATCTAGGCATTACGTAGTTTCTTGGGTATACAGCTACAGAGTTAAATTTAGAGTGAGCTTTAGCAGCGAATTCATCACAGATAAGTACTCTTGAACCAAATACTTGCCCGATTTCACCACTTAGCTTAGTAGCCATGTCACCAACTAAGTTCACATCTTGGAACTCAGCGTCGTTTAACAAGTCATAGTACACATCTTGAGATACTATGTAAACTACTTCACTTGGGTTAACACCATATTTACCCATTGCTTTTCTTAAGCTTAGTAAGTCAGCTGCAGTAACAGCGTCAGTAGCAGCAAATGTACCACTTGGCTGTGTAGTGTTTGAGTCGTTTGCCGCTAAGTGACAAAGTCCTTCAAAAGATGCTCCAGAAGTTCCGAATGCACCATCAGCGTCATCTCCTACTAAGATAGCGTTTTCAATTGCTCTAGCGTGAGACCTAACCATTGACTCTCTAATTAACGGAAGAATAGGCAAGATTGCATCTTCTTCAGTTTCATTTCCTATAAAGGAAGTAGAGATTAATTTTTTAGTTGAGAGTGTTCTCTCAGCCATATCGATACCACCCGCTGAACCTGGGTTGTATGCGTCTCCTCTCTGAGCTAAGTTACCATGTGGTGAACTACCACTAGCAGCTTGGTTAGCAGTAAATTCTGCGTAACCAGAGTCAGGTAGGATTGGAATGATTTGAGTCGCAGAAGTCATTGGTATTTCTCTAAATAGAGGTGCTAATACTAATTCATTCTGGATATCTCTTTCAATGTTAGTTGAAACAACTTGCTCAAAGTCAGCAGATGAAACACCAACACCAGACATGGCGTTAACTTTTTCCATTACTGATTTTGCAAGGTCAGTTTCAAAACCTTTTCCAGTAGCTAGACCTAGCATTTTTGCGTCCATAATGTCAGCTTCAAATGCTTTTTTCCAGTCACTATTTCCTCTGTCAGAGAAAACCCTTTTAGATTCTCTCATAGCTTCTATTTCAGCACTTCTGTCTTTTAATTCAGACTCTAAAGACTTAATTACAGTCTCTAAATCTTCGTGCTTGTTAAGAACTCTATCTTCAACATCAGAAATTAGCTTTTCTGCTCCAGTCATAACTGATGTTACAACTGTTTTCTGTTCTTCCTGCTTTGCTTCTTCAGCAGCCTTCACTTCAGCTTCCTCAACAGATTTTTCTTCCGCCTCAGCAGCTTCTTTTGCTTTCTGCTCAGCTTGATTCATAGCAATTTTAGCAGCAGTATCTTCTGCTACTTGTTTTGCGAATGCTTCAAGGTCAAAGCCTTCAGGAGTTGTTTTATTGTCTTCAGACATATTTTTCTCCAAAATTGAGGATTTCTCCTCGCTTGGCTGCTCAATTTCAACAGCGTCTGCTGAGTCCATTGAGTTAGCCTTTACAAAATTCTTCTTAAACTCCTCATAGTCGTCCATATTATCAAAAGACTTTGCTACAGAGAATGTTGCTCCCTGATTGCAAGGTACTGATACTACAGAAACTTCGAAAAGTTCAGCGTCCTTTATCTTGTATCCGTCGGTTTCGGTCATATAATCAGCGTCCTTCACTCTGAAACCAACAGAAAAAGCTCCAAGGACACCATCTTTAATTAAATCTTTAACATCGCCCGCTGCTTTAGATATCTTCGCTGAGATATCTAATCCTTTGTCGTTCACTTCTAAACCTGTTGCTCTTCCAATAGGTTTATTGTAATCGTGATTAAACAATATAATAGGATTATTTTTAAAGTTTTCTAAACCACCTTTAGTCCAAGCATCTGCCTCGATAATATCTCCAGCTCTGTCAAGACCGTTGGTACTAGCAGACCCTTTAATGTCTATACTACCATCATCTTGCTCGCCTAAACTTTTAAAAGTAGAAGTATAATGAAATATTTTATTCATAATTAATCACCTTTCTTTTTAGTAGCTTTTGCAACTGTTTTCTTTGGTGCAGCTTTTGGTTTGTTAATTGCAGCTACCGTTTCAGGTAAGTTGTAATTTAACATGCTGACCATACGAGCCCAAGAGTTAAAAGTTCTTTTAACTATTTGTACTCTAACAGGAGCGTCATCTTGTGCTTGGTATTCTGAAATAGAAAGAATTTTTCCTTTCTTTTTAAAATACTCGCCAAGAGTTGTTAATGTTTTCATTTTAGGATTCGCCATCTATATTCTCCTCGTCTTGTGGTGGTCTTCCACCTTCTTCGGGATTTACCGCAGAACCTGCTATATTAGCTGGTACTCTTGGTTCATCAAATCCATCAACTGGTTCTTTGCCTAGTGCTTCTCTTGCTTCATTCGGACTAATAATTCCTGTATTAACAAGAGTTGCATAGTAGGCAGCTTGGTCTCTTAACTCAGGCTGTAACGCAGGTATTCTGGTTACATCTTCCACAAGTTCAAAACCAAAGTATCTTTCAAAAGCGTATGCTACTTTTCTAACTATAGGTAATATAGTTTCTAAGTAATAAAGCCTATGATTCGGTCTAATATTAGCATTATTACCACCGTCCATAAGAATTGGTGGTATTCCTAGTGCTTCTAGTATAACTTTTTCATTTGCTTTGCAAGATTCTTGAAAGTCTAATTCTTTAAAGTTTACTTTAGTTAAATCATCAACTTCAAGTCCACCATCAAGAATTAAAGGTCTTTTACCTCCAGTTTTAGGATTATATCTCATGCTCCAAGCTTGTAACATTCTTTCTTTTATTTTTTCAGAAAGAGTATTTGGACTTTTTAATACTAATCCAGGGACTGCTCCATTTTTAAAGAAGTTATCTTGAAAACTTCTCATATTGTCCAAGAGAACCATTGTTCTATACGCTGGTTTCAATCTTGGTACTCCTCTATAAATTGAATTAAAACTGTTTTCTTTTATATGAATTATCTCATTGACTGAATATTCTATCGTTGAATCAAATTCATATTTTTGTACAAAAGTTTTATCGTCAGTATAGATTTTAACTTTATCTGCTGGTAAATGGTAAAGGTGTGCACCATCATAGTAGATAAATATGTTTCCATCTATTATCAGGTCGATAATTAAATTTCTTTTAAAAGCACTAACATCTTGAAAAGGATTTGGTGCTCTATTAAGTAGTATATCTACTTTTGACCTTCTAATATCTTTTGCAACAGGTGCTATTCCTCTTAACTTTGCATTAACAGAGAAAGGTATTTCTGCTACATCATCAACTATCATATTTACAGCTCTGTTTACTACTTCTAGTGCTTCATAAGCTGAACGATAGTTTGATTTTATTTCACGAGTATCTACAGAGAGACCTTCGTCCCTTGCAATAGTATATTGAGAAGGATTTAACTTTTCGTCTCTCTCAATACCTAAGAATCTGTCATACCATGCCATATTTTACTCTCTGTTTTTCAACCCATCTTTTTTGTTTCATTGCCGTGACTAATTTAGGTCGTTTTCCATAAATTGAGTGTAATCGTAAATGATGCATATGGCACAGCGTCACAGCTTCATCGTAAAGTTCTTTTTCGTGCTTTTCTATAAATGTTTCCCTAGCACTTAATATATCTTCTTCGGTTTCAACTTTTATGCCTTGTTTTTGAATCCAATGGTCTAAAAGTTCTGTCAGTCCAAAGAAATGATGAAAATCTAAATTTTCGGTTTCACCGCAGATATAACATTTATCATTCTTACGGTATCTTGATTTAGCTTTATCTCGAACATATTTAACTAAATCTCTCTTTAAATTCATTATTTTTACTCTTTTTAGAATTATAACAAAAATCACATATAATGTCAAATGTTATTTTTGATAGGGGTCTTAAAAACTTGTCGCTGTGGTCTCGAACGTATACAAGGCATATCGAAGTGCATCAGCCATATGCGATGCTTGATTATGCTTTGGCTTTTCTTTTAATAAATTAGGGTTTGGGTCCCACTGATATTGGTCTAATGCCATGAGAGATTCACGACAAGTTTGATTTACAATAAGTTTATCATTATCTATCACTCCTGCAACATGACCTATACCATCTAGTACTGATTTTTTAGCGTTTATAGTACTAATATCATAATTTTGTGCAAAGTCAAATCTTGTTTGTGCTGCGGCAGAATCAATATAAAT